ACCTGCATCTTCTAGTGACGGTACAGGCGGTGCTGGTGATAATGGATCTGGTGGTGCAGGTGGCGCTCACTCTGTTTATCATTCTGGCAACGGATTCGCTGGTGGAAATGGTACTGAGTATTCTACTTCACCTGCCTATGGATCTGGCGGCGGTGGTGGCGGAACCAGCAACTATTCAGGCACTGCATATGGCGGCGATGGTGGCAGCTACGGCGGCGGCGGTGCTGGTTCACGCTCAAATGGTAGCGTTCGCGGTGCTAGTGGCTATCAGGGATTGATCATCATCAGCTACGCACCTGTTGCTTAACGAAAGACCCCAGCCTGAATAAACAGACTGGGGTAAGTGTTTCGGACGACTGAAAGGTCTGGGTGTCAAGCGGTGGACGCTACTCTGCCCGCCACTAAAGTCAGACACCATTACCTGACAAATCTATTTTACTACAGTTTTTTCAAACATCAACTGGGATTCCTGTTAAAAGTTATATTTCTATCTGCCATGATTTCTTGATTGCGCCATGACCAGCACTCACCATTGTCTTGAAAAACCACCCAAATAAGATCGTGTTCGCACCCATAATCGATGACAAGTTGAGCTAGCCCCTTACCTTTGGGAGTAACTACTGGAAGCGCCGGGTTAAGCTGTAACATCATTGTTTTTGACCTTTCCTTTGATTGCGATTGGTTGAAGTACGGTTTCAGGTATGAACCAGCTTTCGCCATGTCCTCCGTGATTTTTCCTGTACTCTATCTTCATCACGTCCTTTGCATATGCCCATCCTCTGACGCAGTAAATTGGTCCCCAGCCAGTGACATGTACAAATATGTGTTCTGGGTTGTCATCATCTCGAATGATCATGTCCCAGTGGTGATGCTTCCTCAGACGAACTTGGACGTTGTCTCCTATGTCGGCATCCTTAAACGTATTTACCGTCGGCATGAAATAACGGTCTCTGACCTTAGCGACAACCATCTCGCCAATAGCCCCCTGAATGTGAACAGACAGGATATCTTGAGTTGATTCCTGTAGACCTCGCCTTGACTTTCGCCCAGCAACTTCAGCTTCATAGTGCCTGATGGTCCCAATATTTGAGCCATGCAGCATTTCAGCTAGCGTCAGCGTGACCCATACTCTGCTTCCATCCTGCCGCATGCTCATTGTTTTTCTACCCTCTTCGTAAGAAAATAATAGCAAAGCTTCTCATGGTCTGCACAATATGCCCTGCCTACCTTCTTTTTCCCACAAAACAGGAACTGTGATGGTGGGCCATCATTGAGGACAAACCTGCAAGACTTAGGGGTTAGTTCATCAAAACTAACAGGCTTCCATTCGGGATCATTAGGAGCCATCTCTTCAAACAGGAATGGATGGGGCGGTATGGGTTCGCAGACGTATACCTGTTTTGGCGGGGAAAAATCTCTCTCAACAGGCGTATCTCGCACGATGTCCGGGAAAGACAGTTGCCGCTCTTTCTCTAACCTTTTGACCTCATCCCTGATGTTCTTAGCGCGCTGATCGCTCTCGCGAACATCAATTTGACCAGCCTCTCGCATCCGGTAGATTTTACCTAGAACTGCGCTTCTAGTTATGTTCAGCTGCTTGCTGATCTGGCCTCCGGTTAGGCCTTGCATCCATAAAGTTTTGATTGATTCCAAAGTTTCATCCATTTGTATCTCCAGTGGTAAGCGGCGACTGGGTTGCAGCCGCCGCCCCTGATTTTACAGGTTTGCATTATCTTTCAGGTCAGGAGCAAACTTAGCTGCGAACTCTGCTACATCATCATTGACGGCTGACATTGCATCTAAAGTTGTATCTTCAGCGTCAACAAGATCACCAGCAAAGGCAAAATAATTGATGCCATCGACGTAGTTGTCCTTCTCCTTACGATTGCTGCTCATCCTTGCCAGCTTAACGGAATGCAGGATCAGAGCTATATCGTGCGGTGTAAGATGTAGGCCTGTGATCAATGTTGAGATCTCAGCTATCCGATGCATGATCAATCGCATGTCGCCATATTTTGCATGACGATCATTGAAGATCTGAGCAGATTCGGTCATCAGTTCGCGGTAGTCCATTGTCATCTCCTACTTGTTGTAGCGTTGGTTTCTGGTCCGAGTGAGGCTTGCTTCCTTGCCAGCATCGCCGTAGTTGTCTTCTCGATCAATCTCGATGAACTCCTGAACCTTTCCGATGCAGGAAGTGTTGATGATGATTTCACCCCTATCTTGCCACCAGATCTCTCCACCCATGTTAGTTCTCTTGTAGAACAGTTGGAACACGACAAACTCTTGCCGGTTCATTAATGAGCAAAGCTCTCCAATTGAATTAGATGGGTGCTCAAGAGTAAGCTGATGGGTCAACATGCCATTCGCATTTGGCATCTTCATTGAAACTAAGAATCGCATACATCCTCGCTATTGTTTCTAAGAACTACAGTTCCATCCATGCGCCGCTTGTACTTTGATAAGCGACCGCCCGGCAGTGGGGTTTTAGACCTTGATGCGCCTATGTGCTTCTGGTGCTTTCTTTTCACCTTAGCAATTAGGGGAGCATCAACAGTGCTAGTGTGAATCCTATGGCACTTGCGGTGAGCAACGAGCCAATTACTTTCATCGTCTCTACCGCCAGCCTCAAGGGGAATGTCATGGCTGACATCCCATTCTTGGCCGGGAGTTACTTTCATGCTGCATAGGTGACATACCCCATCATGCCGAAGAAAGATGTCGGCTCTCATTTTGGATGTTATGCGAACACGCTTGATCAATGAATGTGTTCCTCATCAAGATCGTCTTCCTCTTCAAAGAACAGATCAATGCTGGTCGCTGTGTTTTGCATAAGGGTTATCATTGCAGCCTTAGCCATAAATGGATCACCAAGCCGTTCTATTATAAGTTTCGTAAAGCAGAAATTTATAACTGCGAAGGCTTCAGGGTCTTTAACATCTTCGATGATCCGCATGATTTTCTTTGAGAGCTTTTCTAAGTTGTCTGCGTCAATTTTGCTTTTCATTTTACAGCCTCATTTCCGCTCGTTTTGATGCTTCGATTGATTGATATTCGTTGAATCTCATTCTGATGTATTCGAGCTTTACCTTTAGGAACGCTGCTTTCTCGCGAGCCTTCACCATGTTGGTGACGAACTCTGTCCATTGATCAGATCCCTTAATTTGCATCTCTGCGCGGCTGACTGGCATGTCCCCCAAAGAGAGCATCATGCGAGCCAGCACTGCGCTTTTTGTTTCCTCAAGAAGAGATGCAGCGGAATCAGCCTCTACGTATGCTTTCGCAACAATTCGGTACTGTTCTGAAAGCGGCAGATTGCTGTCCATGTATCACCTATCAAAAAGGAATCGAGTCTTCGTCAAGATCTAGTGTCGGAGCAGGTTGAGGCTGGGCCTGAGCAGCAGATGGGTTCTTCTGCTTGAAAGCAAAACTGATCCACTTCTCACCATTCTTGTCAGTCTTAGTCCAGCCGCTAACCCAATACTCGACCCCACCGATCATAGCGTTGCCACTTAGTGGCGGGGACTTCTCATTCTGAGGTCGTGTGTTCTTAAAAAGAGATCCACTGTTATCTTTAGGCTCATAGGCCATCTGCTCTCTCCTTCAATTGAGCAATCTTAACGTCAAGCTCTTCAAGGAAGCTTTTAACCTCCTTCTCGAACTCTGCGATCACTGCATCATCTCGCTCAACGCGCTTGATGAATGTCCGCATATTCTCTGGCATGCGAGGATCAAACGACACGAAGTCGCACCACTTGCGCCCCGTGCATGCCATCTGCCACTGCATCTGCGTCACGTACTTCTTGGGAACATTTTGATCCAAAAGAGTATCGATATGCGTAGCCGTGAGAGGGCATTTGATCTCGACAAGACCATCATCGCCTACAAACCCGTCAGGAGACGCACCAGACATAGCGATAGAACTGTGGGGGATAAACCCGGTCTCGACAACAAGCTGGCCTACAGCATCTTCATAGGCAGCGCGCGCCTCCGGCTCCTTCTCTATCCCCCACAGGATTGCGGCGCTTGAGAAGGAAGCCCCCTGCATTCCCGTCAAGCGTTCGCAAATCAATTCCGCCATATAGTTGGCGCGGCTGGTGCTGTACCCAGATTTTGTCTTAGCTACGATGTCCGCGATACGAGATGCCGTAGCTTTGCCAATTCGAGCCGAGAACCACTCAGGCGTCCTCTGTTCCATCATCGATTTCATCCCTTTTTTTCATCATTTCATCTGCGACTTCATATGCCCATGCAGCAATCTGACAGGGGCCTATAGCTGGGTTGTTAGACATAATGCCCGTCACCGCAGCCATAGCGAACTGATCCCGAATGTCAGGAAAGTCAAAAACGTCTGAATATGCGTCGTTCGTATTGCTCATCACTTAATCTCCTTCTTTGGGCGACCGCGCCCACGCTTCACTTCAGAAACAACTGTCTTGCTTTTCTTTGCCGCCGTATTCTTTTCTTTTTCAATCTGAAGGTCGTGATGCAAAGTTTCGGCAAGCTCTTGCAACCTTTCAATGTCACACGCTTGATCCCTGACCTTCTCTAATAGGATGGCGGTAATCACTTCGTTGTCGTCAGAGGTTAGATAATCCCAAGTTAACATTATTCTGTCTCCTTCTTGTCTGCTTCAGTTGCAATAGCCTTGAGATCCTTCAAGGCATCAGGTGTCAGCATCTTACGCTGATCTTGGTCAAGCCCCCGCCAGAAAGCGTTAAGGGCGTTCATCCCCTTCTCAGCCTCTCCTTTGGCTTGGAGGGCAAGAGCGGTAACTGCCTTTGGGTCAGGCGTCGCAACAGGCTTTGCGGTCTGCGCTGCGTTGCCGTCATCATCGTCTGCTGCGAGATTGGCAATAGACATGAGGGCATAGCGACGAGCGTATGAGATGCCGCTACCGATGGGGTGAGGTTCGTGCTTCACAGGCATGAACAGCGTCTCAGCCATGAACTCTCCAGATGTGTGAAGAAGCATGGTCTCGACCTCAACGCCGCCCTGAACTGTGCGCGGGAACTGGACAACTGAAAGGCCATTATCAGCGAACGGCTGCCTGATAGCTGCGCGCACTGAGGCCAGATCAGCGTACTTGGACTTGTAGAAGTCGTTCTTAGTGGACTTGGTAGCATCGTCAATCTGACCCTGAGCGATAGACAGGGCACTAGCCAACTCTGCGATGGTTTCAGACATTTTCATTTGTTAACTCCACATAGCTGCTGCAATGCAGTCATCAAGGATTTCGTTCATCAGTCGCTGGTCGCGGTGTAGATCATTGCGGATATCATTGGACCCAACAAGATTGTTAAGCTTACCGGCTTCGAAGTAGTGCATGACCCGACGCTTTGTGGTGCTGTCATAGACCTCTAGCTCAAACGCCCAGATGTATGGGTTGTCATCTACGGAGTCGATCTCGATATCGAGAGTGCCGGTCAAGAAACGATGCTCAGGAAGCTCGTACTCGTCTAGTTTGTATTGGATTGGTGCTAGCTGCATTTCCCTCTCCCGTTGTGGGGTTCACCTTTTTCGCATGGGCCATGATTCGTGTCAAGAAATAATTTGACCTTTTTTGAAAATCATGTCTAATGCTCGTATGAGACAGAAACGCAGCCCACTCCTTAACGAAGTCTTCATCCATTATGGGTCCATGACCCTTTTGGCTGCTAGGCTTGAGATCACCCCATCTGCCGTATCGGCTTGGAAGCGTGTTCCAATGCTTTATCTAGCTAGCATCTCTGAGGAGACCGGAAT